ATGGTAAGAAAGTGGCAGAAACAACTTTCAATGAAAGTAGCAGACGTGATGAATCTACAGATTATATAATCCGCAAAACGAAGCGTAACCCCATTTTTTAACGAAGCGATAAAACAAGAAAAACGAAGTGTACCCTTGAAAAGTGCCCCTTTTTCCTCCGTTTGCGCAAAAAATAAACCCCTAACATTTAACTGCTAGGGGTTTTATATTTACCAAATTAAAGGTATTTCTCGAAACGCTCTAATCATCCGCTCAGCTGCTTCTGAAAGCGTTATTTTATTCTGACGTGCATATTCTTCGATTTTCTCTTTTACATCCACAGGTAAACGAAATTGAACAGCTACTTTACCTAATAAAGGACGCCCAGAGCCTGGTCTTGCACCTCCGTGTTGTTTTTTTTCTTCTTTATTCTCCATTATCCTTACTTTTTACATTCTTTCCATTTTTAGAGTAAGAGGGGCGTTTGCCCCTCTTAAGTTTTATCGTTGTACTGCCAATCTTGTAAGCATGTTTGTCTTTTCATTGAAATAATCTTTTTCGAATCTTGCGATAACTTTGAAGAAAATACCTTGATTTATATCCTTTACAATAACCTCGTTATCTGCAAGCTCTTCGATTTGTTTTTTTACGGCGTTCATTTCGCTTAAGAACTCTTCTATCTCTTTCTCGCTTTTCTCTTCTTCTCGCATCCATTCGACAGTCTCGTCGATGTCTACTTGTTGGAAATCCTCGACGTGTGAATTATCGAAATAAATAAATTCGTCTTGACAGAATTGTTTTTTTACCTCTTCGATTTCCTCGTCCACAAAGACAGAGGAATAATAAAAAGATCTGTCTCTATCTCCACGTTGATAATAAGCCCTTGTATAAAATTCAGCATTAGGCTGCATTTCTATTACATATAATTCACGATCGTACTTCTCAGCAAATTCCTTTGCTTGGTCGTAATTTTTAAATCCTACGATAAATTCATCCCACTTCTTTGCGTCGTAAATTGCTTCGAGTTGATACTCTTTTGCGATATTTTTTAAATCTTGAGTTGTCATAGTTGTATTTCGTTTTACGTGGTTAATATTAAAGGGTGGATGTTTCACCACCCCTTTTATTTTTAGTCTTCTACCTTGAATAAAATTCCAATTTGCTTTGTTGTTCCATCGAATTCGTAGTCAACGCTCTTTTTGTCATATATTGCGAAAGGTTCGTCGCATCCATCACATGTAACTGAGAACTTATCATCATCAACTTCTTCGATGTGCATTCCGTTGCAGAATTCTCCGTCAAGTGCTTTTGTGTAAAGGTTGAAAGGACCAAACTCGCAGCCCATATACTTCATGTCTCTTCCTGGCTTTGTTTCAAAAGAACCTACTTCGATGAAAGTTTCATCACCTTTAAACTTGCTTTCTAGTTCTGCAATCTCTGCAAAGTTTTTGAAACCTACAAGAGCAGCTGTACCATTGTTGAACTCTTCGATTCTGTAAGAAGGATAAGTTTCGAAAACGAAATCTGAAAAATTTTTAATTGTTGTCATAATAGAATTTGTTTATTTAATTTGTTTGACTTGTTGTTTATTAATTTTTACATTGCAAAGATATGGCTTTATTTTGAAACCTGCAAGCACTTTTCAAAATAACTTTATGAAAAGCCCTTATTTTAACTATAATTTAACAAATGAGCGTAAAAAAGCGATGAAACTCTTTCAAGTTCCATCGCAAATAAACAAATTCTATGTTAGAATATAATTCTAGACAATGCAAAGATAGTTACTTTTTTACTTATACACAACTTTGCGCTGCACTTAATTATTTACGCTATATATATAATAAGGTATATAACAGCGTTCAAACAACGTTTAAACGCTATTCAAATACAGTATAAATCAATGCTTTTTATATACCATTATATCTGTATACTTCGAATTATAGTTTAGCGTTGTATTCACCTTCACCTGTGTAGCATGTTCAAACGGGTTGCAGTTCTCTTTGTTTTCACCCATCCATTCGCAAAGCTCTAATATTTGAGATTTATTCGAAGTAAAATAAATGTAGTCACGATTTACAAGTATTGAAAGCACATCGAGATATTCCTTCAATCCCCATGTCATCGTATAAGTTCCAACCTCTGTAGAAAGATATGGAGGATCGACTAAAAACAGCACATTAGGCGTATCTTTATACTCTTGGAACAATTCCTTATAGTCTTTTGACACAATCTCTACACCTTCAAGATAACCATCTGCGTTAAATTCATTTTGTCTTACAACATTATAGAATGTTTGCTTTGTAAGTTCTTCGAAACTAGTTACATACTTCATGGAGAACAAAAGCGAAGAAGACAGCGTTATATAATCTACAAAGCCATATTTCTCTTCATGAGCTTTCACTAGTTCTAATATAGCTTCTTTTATGTCTTTCGCAATCATTTTATCTCTTGGAAGTTCTTTTGTAAGCTCCCTAATTTTTGCAAGCAACTCATTAGTTTGCGGTATCGCATTTAGACGTCTGCTGTAATTGTCAAAATCGTTATACACGACTTTTGCAAGTGGCTTTTCTTGCTTAGCTGTATGCGAAAGCAGTCCAGAACCACCAAATAAATCTACAATAGTTATATCATCTTTATAGTGAGATAATATCGTCTTTACATCTTTTATAAACTTACGTTTTTGCCCCATAAATGGTAGGGGAGCTTGGAAATAATTTTTCTTTAATTGCATAATGTTTTTTGTTTTTCGATTATTATTTGTAATTTTGCATCTCTCACTTGCATTTATTATTCATAATAAAAACGCACAACCAAGGAAGAGGAGCTTATCCCCCAACCACTTGGCTGTGCGCTTTATTTGTAAATGTAGGTGAGATGATATTTACAAGGTTGGGGGATTTTTTTGCCTCCCCCAAGGGCTTTAAATTCTTATATTTTTATCATGTATATATCTTTTTAGTTTGATAATTAATGCAAATCGTGTCTTTTTTACGCAATAAGCTATCTCTATCGCTTCCAATTCTCGCAATTTTGATTAGCTTTCTAGTCGTATCAAACGCAATTAAATTAAAGCAGTCTTGTGATTTTGTTCCATTCTCACGCTCTTCATCTGTTACTCCATTTGAACACATTGCACAATCAACTGTGAAACCTATTTGCTTTGGATAATCTGTCAAGTAGTAGACGTAATCACGATGCGTGTGTCCGCTTAACCAACAAACGAAATCACCCCCTTTATCGATGAATTTTTGAATAGTTGCAGGTGCTTCTGCGTTAATACTTGCATCTCCTTCACTTAATTTCTGAACATTATCGAAAGCGCATTCAATGTGTGTTCTATTTCGTCCACCAAAGAAATGATTAGCACAAACGACTGAATACCCCTTATTTCTTGCATCGTTTAGAGATGCTTCAAGCCAATTCTTTTGCGCTTCGTCCCAGTGCAAAGCATCAAGACCGATCAAGCGTAATTTTTGCGCTGAATAATCCTTGTACCAATAGCATTTGTTCATTGTGAAATTGTCAACCAAACCAGCATCAACAAATGGCTTTATAAATATATTATAATCCTCTTCTGCTGTAACTGTTTGATCATTCCACGCTGTCCTCGCTATATCGTGATTTCCAAGTGTCATCATCAACTTTTTAAGGTCATTTTCAAGATAAGAATAATCGTCTCTCAAGGAATCGAAAACCATGTCGCCAGTGCATAAAATGCCATTCATATAGGTTTTATATCTCTCGTAAAATTGCATTATTCTCTTAAATTGAACTTTGTCTGAATGAATATCTGAAAACCATAATAATACAACAGGCATTAAACCAGATGCACCACTAATGTTCATGTTTAAATGACGTCTTAATTGCAATAGCTTATTAGTTATCTCGTTTTCGCCATTCAGCGCAACTATATCAAGTGTATTTTCACCTGCGTTCAAGGCTTCTACGAGTGTTAGTTTTTCTTCTACAATAGGGGCAATCGACCATGTTTTTTCAAAACTTGAACCATCTGTAATGTTAACTATTAGATAGTTAGCATCTTCGGGAGGTGCAACTTCAATCGTTGAGGCTTTTTCGACCTCGTGAACTTCTCCGTCAATCGCCGATAATCCCGTTACTTTTTGCCCATTTACAGAGTTTACAACTTCAGTTGCGAAAGCGTAATTTGTAGAGTAGTCACTATTAGCTTTGATAATGTAAGTTTTGCCTTGCTCAACAGGCAAATAGACATGTTTTGCGCTACTATATCCTGCCCAGCTTTTACGTTGATGCATTAAATAAGGGTATGTTTTTGTAGGGATTGGAATGAGTTTGTTTTTCACCTCTCCAATCTCGCTAAAAATCTCCTTTTTTAGTGCTTTATTTGCTTCTGCTCTTTGCGTTTTTTCTTCGCTTAACTTCTCTTCGAAAGCTTCGACTTTTGCCGATAATTGCTTTTCTAATTCCTCGTTTTCGTCTAAGCGTGAAATAAATTTGTAAACCTCTGGCATACAAGCAATACCATCGTTTTTCGATTGAATGCAAATGAATTTTGCACCCTTTGGCGCAATTACTTCAAGTTCGCTGTTATTTGGTATGTCATAAGTTGAATTTTCACCCTCTGATAGGTTTAATTTCGTGTTATTTGAAATCTTGGTTTGTGCGTCAATCGTCCAACAAAATTTGCTATCTATAGCAGTGGTGTTTTTCAAAGATATTCTTTCACCCTCATTCACAGAGATATAGATACGTTGGTTATTTGAAAGGCCTGCGCTTGCGACATATGGTTGTCCGATAGTTGGACGAACAGATTGTATGCCATAAGTAGCTGTTTGAAATTCGCTTTTTTCGACAATCTTTGGCTTTTCAAGCTCTTTTTTTAGTCTATTTGAAGCTTGCAAAATCTTTTGCTGCACACCTTTTATCGCTTCATTTCTTAGCGATAATTCTTCTTTTAGAGATACCTCTAAGGCTTTCCCTTTTTCGCCTGGATAAGCTTGAAAAGGTGATGTTCCAAGTGCTATACTTGCTAAATTGCTCACAAATCTCCAGGTCTTACCTTCATAGGCATAAACTTCTCCATTATGTACATCATTTTTATTTGCTTCATTATAAATGCTTACTAATTGCCCTGGATGAAGTTCTTTTTCTCCAACCATTGGAGAGGTGTCTGCTTTCATTTCATCAAAGCTATTATATACTTTTACAATTCCCAACGATGAGGCATTACGTTCTAAAATAGCTACGAACTCAAGTGTATCTGCTATTAATCCTCCTACTTCTTCTGGAGTTATAGAGGCAGCTATATAGCGTTTTCTCAGCGCATTTGCACGCTCTTGTAAATTATAAATATTTGTCATTGCTCTAATAGGTCATAAATAATATTAATTGAACATTGAGAGGGTGAATTTTGCGCAAGTACTGCAGATGTATCTTTTTTAAGAAATTCCACACGGCACTTGTAATCTGAATAGCGTAGCACTGCTATTTCTGGAACATCATCGCCAGCGGTTGCAAAAACTTTACTACAAGTTCTATCAAGGAATCCAAGTCCAATTGGATCAACGCTTACATTTCCGCCCAACTCGAATAGCAAGCCTTCTTGCCCTTCCGCCCATGATGAAGCAGATGATGTTATTTGAATTTTAATACGTGTTGAGCCCTCTCTTCTCTGTAGCATTATTTTACCGCTATATCCATTGAAAAAGAAAACAGGAACAGGAATCCAATTGGGTTCAAAACGCTTTAAATTAAGATACTCCACAAACAACTCATCAAAAGTAGATAACTTTGAAGTATCAAAGCTTAAAGCCTCAGATTTCTCGGTTGAAAGATAAGCCTGTCTTTCTATTCTACAATTCTTTGCCTGACCATCTTCAAAAATGCGCTCATCTTTTTCTACTTCTTTTACACAGATGTAGATTTTGTCTTGCCAAGAATTCACTTTCAGAGTTGTTTCTGGTATCTCCAGGAACATGCCATTAAAAACCAACACGCCTGCAATAAACTTTGCTTCAAGCAATGAGTTGTTTTGGGGTGTAGCTGAAAGCCTGTGCAAAAGGAAGCACTCTTTTTCTTTGGCGAACACCTTCAAAAATGCTGCCATCGTTGCAAAAGAATTCTCCTGGAGCAACTTTAAGTCATCAATATTTAAAGGCATTCCACCTTCATGAAATTTAATCTCTTTCATACTTCGTACAAATTAATGCTGTATCTTTTTCCAGCTGGTTTATAAACGTTTAATGCATTGACTATTTTTGTCAAAAATTCTCCTTTGTATTTGTCCTTTTCAATCTCTAATGATGTGCATAAAAATGTAGGAATATGCACTATAAAGTTAGGTTTATCAGGCACCTCGCCTAGTTCATAAAGAATGAACTTATTATTGATAAATGGTGCTATCTGGTTCTCATCCGCAAAATACACATACACCTTATTACTATTGTCTATCTCTTCAATTCGAATTTCTCTATTCTTCAAAAAGAACAAACCATTAAGATAACTTTCTATCGATGTTCGCTGAGCCGTTGTGTCAAGCCTCCTTTCCACATCGGTTTTCTTTTTCAAGAACTCCTCGTGTATATATATAATAGGTATGATCATCGCCTTCAAAATTGCAAGAAGTACCTTTGAGCGCAAGATGGGTGGAACAAGCTGCTCTATCCATCTGTTAAAGTCTACGTTATACCACATACTCAATCGTTTTATCAAGTCCAACTGCAATGAAGCTACCACCTACTGCAGTGTAGTTATTACCTACAATTTCTTTAAATTCATCGCCTGCTTTGTATTTGCAAACACCAAGTGCAACATCTACAACACCATCTACACGCTGAATAGCATCAACAAGCTTTGTTTTGTTGAATGTTCCACCATATACAATATCTGCAAGATAGTTCTCAATTGCATGTTCTACTACCTTTTCAGATGAGGCTATATCGACGCCCTGTCGGTTTATTTTCAAAGGGTCAACGACAACCTTCACCGCAATAGATAATTCATCTGCTTTTCTTGTTCTCACGTTTATCACCACTCCTGCTATTTTAATAGCATTTATATAGTGTTTAAACGCTGTTAAAAAGTCATCTTGAAGCGGTGTCGGCTTTCCGTCTTGCTCTGCAGACACTAGCATTTCAATCGAGGCACCTCTATCTCTTACAGCTACATATTTTACAAGCTGTTTTGAAGTGTCGACTTTCGCATATTCATATCCAAATGTGCGAGGATTTAGGACCAGAGCATCGCCATACTGAAAAGCTTTTGCCTTATCAAAATACCATGGAATACTTGCAACCACTGCTCTTGATATTTTCTGCTCGACGTCTTGCGTAAACTTTTCAAAGATGCTTTCTAACACATAGTGGCACGCTGCAACTATATAAAAAAGCAAGTTTTCTAAACTCACTGCAGAAAAGCAATCAGCAAAACGAGTTTTGTCTGGTGAAATCCCATAAGCATCACGAATTGCTTCATCTTGCATAAATGCATCTGTCATTGTACGCTTTATTTCAGATATAGATCTTGCCATTACTTAAATGATGAATTAAAGATTTTATTAAAGATTCCCTGTCTAGCTTTTGAACGTGAATCGTAAGCTGTCGCAGGTGATACTGAATGTACCTTGCAATATTTTTGCAACACCTTATTATATATGTGCTGGTGAAGTTGTAGCTTTGTGCCAGGCGTTGGTATTTCGCTTACGCTTTGACCATTATCCAGTGAAAGCTTTACAACTGCTTCCAGGCATCCATATTCTTGGATTGCGATATCTGCTAGGGTTTGACTATTCTTTGCAAGAACTTCCATAAGTTTCTTGATTTGTATATAACATAAGCTATCACTAATAGAGCTATCATTATTGCTATTATTCGAGCTAGATTCGCCAGCGTGAAGTCATGTGTAACTGTTTCTTTCTTTTTTATTCCTATAACATTCTTCTGCTTTTGCGTTCGCTCTTGCCTAACGTTTTGTTCTATATTTTTAAGATCCGTTTTGCGTTGCCTGTCGTGGAACAAAAACCGCTCTTTCGACAGCAGTTTTCCTGCATCGTTATAGACTAACACCACCGAATCCCGAATGACAATCGAATCGAAATAGGAAGTAAGATTTTTTACCACGAATGAATCACGCAGCACCACTGAATCTCGCACAACGGTTGTTTGCGTTTCTGCTGCAATTAGCTTTTTTGTACTGCAACATCCTGTTGTTAAGAATAGAAGCAGTAAGTAGATTAGATGTCTCATGTTTTATAAGTTTTTATATTCAACTTTAGCATCGAAACAAGGACACGCCTTAATGCGCTCCCATGGGTCAACGATGCCGTTTTTATTAGTATCTGGTGAAAAGTCTCTATGTCCCTGAATAATAGCATTTGGGTACTTTTTCTTAAGTGCTTTTAAAAGCAATAAGAGTGACTTCTTTTGCTCTTCAGTTCTGTTATCTACAGGCTTTCCTTTGGCATCTATTCCACCGATATAAGCAACGTTTATAAGATTCGAGTTGAACCCTTTTACACCATTGCTCACTTCATCTTCTGAAAGTGTATTAAAGACCTTTCCGTTCACATCCACGATATGATGGTAACCAGGTTTCGACCATCCTTTTCTTTTAAACTCAAGTAAGAGTTCTTTAATAGTTGCGTGCTGACTACTTGCAGTGCAGTGTACAGCTATGTATTTAATATTTCTCATGTTCATGTTCTTGTTCTTCTTTCTTTATTTCTTTTTCAACAAACGTCTTGATGTCGCCATACTTCGAGTTAATGTAAGCTTTAATGCCGAACACTGAACCAGCGTAAACAAGGCATTGACCAACATACCACAACACAGAATCTTTCAAGTCGTAATTGTTGAAGAAAAAGCACAAAAACACAAGGCAAACGCCACTAGCAAGCATACCTAGCGCACTACCATATTGTATCCATTCTTTCGTATTTTTTTGCATAATTTCCTCCTTTCTTTCTTTTAATAACTTGCGTTAATTTCTATTCCTCCTGTAGTAATTCTCACCTTATCTACATTCTGATTATCAAGTTCTAACTGCTCTCGGATTCGACTTCTCCAATAAAGGATGTCATTATCTAAAAGCATATCTTCGATGCCAACGCCTACTTCTGGACGCTCTTTCAATTCTCCTTGATGAAGCACCAAGATTAACGCTTGATTTTGCCTAAGCGTGTCGCCAAGATTTAAGCCTGAAAGTATTTTGCCTTCATCGTCAAACTTTGGCTGTACATCTATCTCGAAGTTATTTAATTTTATAGCTCTCATCAATGTTTTATTTTTTCATCCTCATAATCTGCTCTTTGCAGTTGATTCGCTGTTGTTGTGGGTGGTGTTGTCGGTCCATTTGGCGCAGTGTGGGTGTGCGAATTGAAGACTTTAACCAACTCATTAAGCTTTGCTGTTAAGGCTTCAATATTAATTAGTCCTCCAAGTTTACCACCATTGATGGTAATGCTTTCTGCTACATCCACTGCAACTACTACAAGGTTTGTCATGTCACCTGAAAGACTTGCAAGAATGACAGCTGAACCAATTGCAGGCGTTATTAGGATTTGCGTTTCTTCTTGTTTTTCTGAAGCACGCAAACGCACATCTGAAACAGTTAAGCTACCTATTTCAACAGTGCATGTGATACCGCAAACTTCTTTCACAATTCCTTGCAAAATTGTAACACGACCACCTCCTGATGATGCCTGTTTAATTAGCGTTGCGAGTTCTTTATACTGATCCATATTAGCTTAATCTATATCCTAGTTCAACTTTGCGTTTTCCTCCACCTTCTGAAAATTCAGTAGTGACTGAACGCACGAAATAAGTGCCGTCTTTGTAGGTGTAATCGCCATCGTGAATACTTGCGGTATCGCCAGGATTGCATTCAGGGATTAGCCATGTTGTAATACTGCCGTCATACCCATCAAAAGTGCGCCTTTTTACTTCCGCTTCGCCACGTGCTTTCATACTTGCAGTGTCCGAAGCGTGGCACTTTACTTCGACCTTTTCTCCACCTGTAGAGCCTACTTCAATTTCTTTTACTTTGCCATCAGGCATTATCGCCTTTACAACTACTTTCACCTTCTTATCTTCTGCTCGCTTAAAAGATAGTTCTGCTTCTTCGATGTTCACTGCAAAATCGTAAAATCGCTCTTTTCCTATAACTTCACCTGGTGGATGAATATGCAAAACACCATCTTTTAAATAGATGTCTGCGCCACACTCTTCTTGCACTTTTTTTAGGACATCATAACCTGTAGCATCTCGAATGACGAATTTATCATACACCCATGTATAACTGCAATCTACTTTGTAGTTTTTGCCTATGCCTTTTATAACCTTTGAAAGCAAGTCACTAAGTGAAATCTTCTTGAGTTCTTCGTTTGGCAAATCCTTTCTAAATTGAAATAAATCATCTTCGCAAAAGAGTTTAATGCTACCTCCATCGGTTGATATTCTTTGCAAATAACCTTTAAACTCTTCTTTAATGCCAACTTCTTTATATCCTATACTTACGCTAACTTCATCTCCTCGTTTAATTTGCTCTTCTACCTCTAAAGCTTTATTTAGCCTAGCTGCAGGTAGAACTATCTCACAAGTATCTGCAAGCAGCTCTACACTTTTATGGATGGTGATGCTGTCGACCATTCCAAGATAGAACTCGCCTATTTTTACTTCGAAGTCTAGTGTATACATAATTACAGGTTATTTATTTCGCAATCCGTTATATTCTTCACGTCCCAAAAGCAACTTGTAGTCGTTGTCTGAAACAGCTTTAATGCTATAGTTTTGGTTCTCCGTTCCACTGGTAAAAGGCAAATCCCATTCTTCAATTACGATGTGATTTATTCCGAAAATTTCCAACAGTGGTGAAAGACATGATACAGATGCTGCTTCGCAATGTTTTCGTAATTTTGAAACATCTTGCTCGGGGTATTTTCCATCAGTAGAAATTAAAACACCTTCGATTGTTATTTCGTAATCGTCTTGCGCCCAACGCTCTTTGATACTGCCACGAACACTACCTTTGTTCACATTGCGCTTTTTAATGATGTTTTTACCAGTAATACTGATCATGGGTTCAAATGGTAGCAACCATGACTTTGCATCAGGTTCTTCTATGCGAAGTTCAAGAGGCATTGCCATTGGAATGCCAAGTGCATTAGTGCGCACCATGTCCTCGAGCTCTTCATCACTTAAAGCTTTAATGCTGTCGTAATCTTCGCTATCAACATTAGCAATTCCAATCTCACGAAAAAGCCAGTAAGGGGGTACTTTGCCTCCAATGATGCGCAGTGCAAGATTTTCAAGTACAAAGCGATGAGCTTTGTTATTTACCTTTAATGGTAAACCTTTATCTAAAACCTCTCTATACTCCATATTAGCCTCTATCTGTTGATGTTGCTATTGCAAGTGAACGATTAATGCATTGCACAACTACTCTTTCAAGTTCTGCTGTATCTGCTTTATCTGACATGTGAACATGGATGGTATCAAAGAATTTAGAGATATTCATGGTAATAGCGGTTGAACGCTTTCCTCCTGTTGCTATTTCTTCTGCTGATTTGCCATGTTTGCCCTTCTTGCCTTTTTTGCCTTTACCTTTCTTGCCTTCACCAAAAACAACCTCGTTACTTGTTGTTTTGGCTGAACCTTTTATTCCTGGATCTGCAATCTCCGACTTGCTTTCAGCTTTCGCTTTGTCTTTTGCTTGCTCATTCTTTAGGTTCTTATTGAAATTAGCACCGATATTTGTCGCTGTATCATAAGTGGAAATGTAGGCTTTCTTAAAAGCATTATAACCGCTTATTTGCTTAATGCCATCAGTGAATGAATCAGCAGCACCTTTGAAATCACCTTTAAATAACTTATAAAGTGACGTCGCAACGCTTCCTAAACCTTTCACCAAGTCCGTAATTCTATCAATTAAGAAGTCTTTGAGGATATTTCCAAATTGCTTAATGGTGTCCCACATAGTAATTAAGAAAGCCCTAAAGCCTGCAAATTTGACCCAGGCATATCCAATGGCTGCCACAAGTGCCACAACAGCTGTAATCACTATTCCTATTGGGTTTACCGTCATTGCTGCGTTTAATGCCCATTGGACTGTAGTCCAAATAACCGTTGCTGCCTGGCAAAGTTTTGAAACAACCAAATAAGCTGCTAACGCTGCATTGTAGACTTTCCACATGGTAAAGATCGCAAGAACAACACCACCCAATATTGCTAATTCCGTTTTGAACTTCATAACAAACTTGATGCATGCCCCAAACGCTCTGAATACCATCTGTAATCCATTTGTGATAGTTGGAATAATGGCGGTAATCTGATCAACCAATTCACCAATAGGGCTATTAATGCCTTTTGAAAGCTCTTCTGCACTCGTTACAACTGTATCTTGAAGTGTTGAAAGCTTTCCTTCCAGGGTTTGGCTTTTAGCTTCCATCATGCCGTGGAACTTTCCACCTTCACCAGTTGCATGTGCAATTGCTTGCGCTACATTTTCTGCGGTGATTTGTCCTTTAGACATCATGTCTTTGAGGTCTGCAACTGACTTGCCTGTCATCTCTGAAAGTTCATGAACTGGATTAAAACCAGCGTTGATAAACTGCTGTAAGTCTTGACCCATTAAGTAGCCCGTAGATGATACTTGACCCATCACAAGTGAAAGAGAAGCGAATCTATCTTTATTACCACCTGAAATATCGCCTAACTGCTTCATCAGTGGCAAAACTTTCTCGGTTGAAATACCAAAGTTAAGCATCTGTTGCGCCCCCTCGACGAGTTCCATTTTTCCGAATGGTGAATGGTTTGCAAAGTCGCCTATTTCTTTAAGCATTGCACCTGCTTTACTTTCGTCGCCTACAAGAGTTTTAAACGCTACAGCGGTGCTTTCTGCCTGTGCACCTAAGCGTGAAACAGCACCAATACCAGCACCGATGAGCGTTGTTGGATTCATTAAGAAAGCCATTCCAGGAATGCTCATCAAGCCAGACTTGAAAGAACTAAAATTAAATGTATCTTTGAGTGCGTTTTTCGCCTCTAAAGACTTTAATTTTATGCTATCAAGCTGATCCTTGCAAAGGCGAGCAGTCGCAAAAACATTACCTGGCGTTGCAGTGATCTTTATTAAAAATTTTAAAGCATTATCCATTATTTTCTAGCTTTCTTATTTCACTTAGATTTTTTATTGTTTGCGCCCAAACTTCGTCGGGCATCTCGTTGGGTTCTATTGAAAGGTAATAGCGGAGAACGGTGTCCCAAAACAGGACGTCTACACCGTCTGAAGTATCGACTTCAGCATCTTCTAGAGCTTTTTTATTTCTGCTTCTTTCACCTCCAAGATGTCTTGCATCTTTTGAATTGCTGCTAAGAATAAAGAGTCATCCTCTTTAATTTCCTCATCGCCTGCAACCCATAAGGCATTCAGCATTACTTCGCTCATCTTGATTGGGTCTTTCACCGCTGAAGCATAAGATAAATCCTTACGAGTTGGACGATGCAAAATGCAACTCTTATCTTCTACTGTGATTTCGAAAAGCTCACCGTGTTTAGCTTTCCACTCTTTAACTTGCTCTTTAGTAAACTTCATCTTTTACGCTTGTTTTTTGTTTAAAAAAATGAATGGAATAGCCTTTTCAAGGTTTTTATCACCTTGCTTCCACTCTGTATTATCTTCTGTGAATTCGACACCGATAAGAACGTCTGTTGTCATTGCGTCACCTTGCGATGGGTCACCATAAGCAACGACGATGTCTATCGACGTGTTCAAAATATCACCTTTAGCAGCTTCACGAAGTGCTAAATACTCACTTTGCACAAGGCTAATTTCACCGCTATAATCGTAGTTGCCACGCTGTACAGAGTGTGGCTTATTACCCTTTGCGTGAAGCAGTTCCTTTTCACGCTTAATGTTGTATTTAATACCTCTTAAGCCAGTGATATTGCGTCCGCCCATTACAACGGTGATGTCTGCCCATTCGTATTCTCTAGAATTAAACATATCTTTTTCAAGTTTTATAGCAAGGTAGAACTTAATCTACCTTGCATTATTTTACTTTTTACCTTTTGACTTGCCACTCTCTTCAACCAAGAAGCCTAGGTTCACGTCAATAAAGCGTGAATAGCCAAATGGTCTAACTTTGATAGTCACATTAATCTTACTTGTAGCAAGAACATTTTGCGAAGCATCAATGAAAGCTTTGCAGCCTTCGCCTGCTTCTGTTGCAGAGAGTTCACCTGCTGCAGTCATTGCACGATTGATGGCGTTTTCAATTTCTTGCTGCCAAGCCATCACTACACCTTGATGCAAAGTACCATCTTCATTCACTGTGAGCTCATCTAACATGAAGTTAAGAAGTGCATTGTATGCAATTCGATAAGCCTTATCAATGGTTCTTCGAGCAGTTAAGTGTGAATAATCGTCGGTTTGCTCACACGCCATCTGATCATCCACGAAGTAGTAACCGCTTTTGCCGACATACTTTCTTGGAGTGATGTAGCCTGCATCGTACAAATCCGAAACAAGACCGAAAGATTCTTCAATGGTGTTTTCACCGAGATACATCTCAAGAGGGAATAGCGAACCATCTTTCACACGTCCAACATTGCGTTGAACAGGGATAATTGCTAACTTTCCAGCTAGAGTTCCGATGGCAGCACCCTCCGAAGATTTAATGGTATCACCAATAAGAACTGCTACACGATTGTATTTCTCTTTGCGCAAAGATTTAGGCTTTGTGCCTTTGAATCCACGACCTTCAAGAACCACGAAAAGAGGTGCATAAAGGCTCTCGGTAGCCCACTCCGCAAGTTGTTGAGCCTTTGGTAAAGCTGTAAAAACATCTTCATCAAGACCTTGTGTTGTGGCTGCTGCTTCTCGACCATCTCCAGCTACAAAGATGCCACGAAGTGCACCATTTTCAGAGGTGATCAGTTCTTTAATAACACCGCTTTCTTTATCGCAAAGCTCAGTGAATGTCTTTGTTTTGTCCACGCCAAAAACAATAACCTTTGTGCCTTCTGGTACTTCATTGTAGAAGTCTGCAACATGCTTAAATAAGCGTGGGTTATTTTCAGCGGTAACACCTAACTTTTTCAAATCATCTAGCGAATGAACGCTATATGAAGTGTCAAGTTTGAAAGTTTCTGCAACAGCTGCAGCTGCGCAAACGAGGGCAAACAAGCCGTCGGGCGAATCCCCGACGATGCCTAATTGACCATTAAGAAGTTGAATTTTGATTCTTGGTAACATACTCAAACCTCCTTTTATTTCGCAGCTTCAGCTAGCAAGTAAATACCTTTCTTATCGTAACGACGGACTGAGCCACCTGTACGAAGCAAGAACGAATAGATATCACCATAGTAAAGTGGGTTGTTTTCTGAGTCAAACATCTTCACTTCACCCATTGCACGTGAAACTGAAAGCTTGTGCCATGCAAGTGCTGCTGCTAATTCGCTTGCTTCGCCAGCTTCGTCCCAAGGAAGCAAAGTCTTGTCGTTTTTCACACGAAGAACCTTTGAACGCTTCATAATGTTGAAGCCGTAAAGGTTTCCAAGGATACCTCGTTGAACGTCTGCAGAGTTTGCAAAAGCCCACTTATCTGTATCTGCTAAATCTGCTAGCAAATCAGCGTACATGTGTGCATCTAGGAGCAAGTAGCGATCACCTTCTGGAATGTTATCTGCATCAAATTTTGTCATCAAGTTGACAACGTCTTCTTTACAGATGCGCTTGCGCTTACCGATTGAAGTTGCAGAAGTGTGTGCATCTCTTTCTTTTGTGCCTGTTGTAAGAATTACCTGTTCTTTTGGAACTAGTGTACCCCAACGCTCAAGCAGGTTAACATGTGCTACTTCTTGAAGTTGCGACTTGTCATTTTGCAAGATGCTGTTGCGCTTATCGTAAGATAACTCAACTGTATCTATATGTGGAATATAGATAGGGTCTGTTGTTAGTTCGTCGATTACGTATTCTAAGTCGTTATCTGTGCGTTGATTCACAGTTGCAGGCTTAGTTTGGCGATTCTTTTTTACACCAGAAGGAGCACCTGCGTTAGGAATGTGCACCTTGTGATTTGAAACGTAAACTGAATCGTCTACTGATTTTTCGGCAAATGAGTTCGAAGGATAGAAGTTTTCAACCAGCGCCTGTTGCCAAATTTCTCTGTTTAATGCCATTGTAATTTTGTTTTAATTTAAACCAATAAATAAGTAAATAATAAGTAAATGTAGGTGAGATGATATTACAGAGGATTTTACTCCTTATAATCAATTCCAAACTTCTCTTTGTACTTCGCTTTGAAAGTTTCAAGAGAAGCTGCACGAAGGTTTGCAAGTTCGCCTGCTTGGTCGAGCTCGTCCCAACTCTTATTTGCGATATTTTCTGCACCCTTGTTCTCTGGGGTAAATACAGAAGAGGCCCTTACGAAAGGATTTGCTTTCATTGAGTTAATCAATGCTTCTGTATTTTTTCTATCACTTTTCATGAGGTTTGTAAAGCTTTCTTTTTGCTCATTGGTAATTTTACCTTCAGCAATAGCTTTATCAATGAAAGATGTAATTTCTTTCTGCTCCAAAACAGCTAACTTCTCTTTGTAAGTGTTAACTGCTTTCTCAAGTGCTTCAACTTTAGTTGCTGCATTCTCTAGCTCATTGATATGAGCTAAAATTGCGTTGTCGTCTGCCAAATTTGCAAATGATGCAACGCCCTTTAAGTGGTCTTTTAACGTCATTTTATTGTCATTTAAAGGCTGTTCGAGCCTGTTGTTAAAGTAATTGTATATTTCCTCGGTGGTAGATGCTTTCACATCTTCACCTTTCATATCATAGATGCCATCTATTAGCTTCATTTCTAAAGCTTCTTGTGCGCTAATCCAATGGTCTTTTTCATCGAAATATTTAGCGACAATTTCCTCTTTGTTTTGTCCCAAACGACCTGCAATCATTGACGCAAGGTCATTCTGCAAACTTTCAACTAGGGTTGCAGTTTCTCGAAGCTCCGAAGCCTTACCATACGCTCCAGCACTTACAGCGTGAAGCATGAGCTTTGCGTAAGGCGACATATAAAGTGGCTTTCCACACAAAGCAATGATGCCTGCAATACTTGCTGCAACGCCATCTATATACATTGTTATATTAGCTTTGCTGTTACGAAGTGCGTTGAAAATCGCCATGCCTGAAAAGACATCGCCACCACGGCTATTTATGCGCACGTCAATCTTGTTGTACATCTTCTCAAAAGCGAGTAGTTCTGATACAACTCTCTCAGAGTCAACTTGCTGATTTGCACCGACATCTCCATATAAAAGAATTGCGATTTCTCCATCACCTGGGATGGTATTAAAAATGCTACTATTTGCCATTTTCGTTTGTAATTTTTTTGCAAATATAAAGAGCACTTTTCGATAAAAAAAACGGCTTTTACATGGTTACGCCACGTTTGTATATCATTGCAAATCAAATAGATACAATAAATAAAGCGTTTTTATTTCAGTAAAAAATATATGAACTTTGCACTACACATTATTAAAAGAATTACAATGGCAAAGGACAACAGCTTAAATAAGAAAAGTATTGCGCAATCGCTATATCTTGATGGTAATTATACCCAGGAGGAAATTGCAGAGAAAGTTGGAACGACAAGACAAACGATTGCAAGATGGGCAGAGAAGGGAAAATGGCAGGAGATAAAGGCTTCAAAGACAATTACACCAGAGCAAATCATTTCACAATGGAGTTATCAAATTGTAGAAATCAATAATAATATTAGCTCACGTCCACCAGGTGAACGATTTGCTACAACACAAGAAGCAGATGCACTTGCGAAGATTGCAGGTGCTATCAAGAAACTGGAATCCGATATCGGTGTTCCAGATTGCGTGTCCGTTGCGATGCGTTTTTTATCGTGGTTAAGACCTATCGACATTGATAAAGCAAAAGAATTCAACAACTTATTTGACGCATTTATTAAAGACCAGGCAAATAACAAAAAATAAATATGGTAAAATGGACAGACAAGCAAGCCCTTGCGATTTGGGAAAAGTACAATAAAGGACTTGCAAAAAATATAGACATAGACGAATCTCTATCTCGTTATGACATTGATAAAATGCGTGAGAGGTTGGAGAAAGATCCTGTAGAGTGGATAAAATACTTCTTTCCAAGCTATGCAAAATACGAATTTGCGCCTTTCCATATTAAAGCAATAAAACGACTTATTGCTAATGATGAATGGTACGAAGTTCTCTCGTGGTCTAGAGAGCTAGCAAAGTCAACAGTTGTAATGTTCGTGTTAATGTATCTCACATTAACTAAGCGCAAGAAGTTTGTTGCGCTTGCAAGTGCTACAATTGATGCTGCTGTACGTTTGTTGACGCCTTACAGAATCAACTTTGAGAGCAATCCAAGAATACAGCAGTTTTATGGAAAGCAACCAGTATTGGGTCAATGGACTGATAGAGAATTCACTTGCACTTGTGGTGCTAAATTCATCGCCATTGGTGCTGGTTCTGCGCCTCGTGGTATGCGTAATGAAGCCATTCGTCCTGACGTCATTTACATGGACGACTACGACACAGACGAAGATTGCAGAAATCCTGTAACACTGAATAAAAAGTGGGATTGGGTGGAAAAAGCACTTTACCCTACACGTTCTATTTCAGAGCCTACACTAGTTATATGGTGTGGTAATATCATTGCAAAAGACTGCTGTATCACCAGAGCTGGCAAACTTGCAAATAGTTGGGATGTCGTGAATATTCGTGACAAAAACGGCAAAAGTACATGGCCTGCAAAGAATACAGAAGAGCAGATAGATAGAACGCTATCAAAGATTAGCACCAAAGCGCAACAAGGCGAGTATTTTAACAATCCAGTATCAGAAGGAAAAATATTTAAAAACCTTGCATATGGCAAAGTACCATCATTAAAAAAGTTCCAATTTCTAATTGGTTATGGAGACCCTGCGTATTCAGACTCAAAAAAGAAAGGCAGTTCTACCAAAGCTTTGTGGCTGATTGGAAAGTTAAAAGGCGTGTACTATGTTATAAAAGGCTTTTTAGCACACGAAACGAATGCCAACTTTATAGGCTGGTATTTCGAGCTCGACAAGTACGTAGCAAAGAAGGCTACCGTTTATTGGTACATCGAAAACAATAAACTGCAAGACCCTTTTTATCAACAGGTTTTTAAGCCGCTACTTCGTGAAGAATGTGCAAAGCGCAAAACGCAGTTATTTATTCGTGAAGACACACGAAAAAAGACAGATAAAGCTACTCGTATAGAGGCTAATCTTGAGCCTTTAGATAGGTTAGGAAATATCATCTTCAATGAAGAAGAAAAGGATAATCCACACATGCAAGAGCTTATCAATCAGTTTAAACTCTTCGAGCTTTCACTTCCTTATCCTGCCGATGGATGCGACGCTGTAGAAGGTGGCGTTACAATGACGGACACCAAGACGAACGAACTCGAACCAGTTTATACCATTGGTTACAATGAATTGAACGAAAATAACCCTTATACATTTTAGTTATGCAGAATTTTATATCACTTGAAGATTATGATGCTTCAATCCATCGTGAAATACTTGATAGCCTTTTAAGACAAGGCACGTCAGATTATGATCCACAGATAATAGAAATATGTGAGGATAGAGCTGTTTCAGAGATGAAAAGCTACCTCAATAAAAAATATGATTGCCAGGCTATCTTTTCACAGACAGGAGCAGAGAGACACCCTCTCATCTTGATGTTTGCGCTAGACATTACAATTTACCACATCTTTTGCCAACACAACCCTTACAAGATGTCTAAAATTAGAGAGGATAGATACGAAAGAGCAATAGAATGGCTTAAGGGTGTAATGAAAAGTGACATCACCATTGAAGGTGCTCCTTTGCTACCTTCTGATGAACTTTCAGACAACTCGAATTGGCAAATAAAAAGCGAAGAAGTTAGACCAGTATTTGATTAATCAATTATGAAAAAGAATAAAAACAAAATTATACAAGGTGGATATATTTCACAACCAGGATTAAGACAACCAGACGTTGTACTACAAATGCCTGAACTATTTCACTTTAACCTTGAAACTTACATGAATTCAGTTAATGCTGCTAAAAGCATTGATTACTCAAATCGTGTAAGGTTGTATGACATGTACGAAAGTGCAGCGTTCGACTTGCATCTTTCAGGCGTCATGGCTAAACGCTTACGTGGCGTCACACAGATTCCAATTAAGTTTCAGCGCAACGGAAAGCCAGACGATGTTATCAACAAACAGCTGCGCTCACCATGGTTTAAAGAACTTAGAAAAGAACTTATATTATCGGAGTTCTGGGGTTTTACGCTACTTCAACTATATATAGGTGAAGACCAAAACATCCACTTTGAAAGCATTAATAGAAAGCATTATGACCCAATAAAAAGGAAACTACTCCGCTTCCAAGGTGATATGGACGGGCTTCCAATTGAAAGTTTCCAGAACATGCTCTTTGTAGGTAGCGAAAGAGGATTAGGGATATTTGCAGAAATCCTACCTGCAGTGCTTTACAAAAAAGGGAATATAGGTGACTGGGCTAGATTTTGCAACATCTTTGGTATGCCTATTCGTGAATACACCTACGATGCAGGCGATGAAGAAGCAAGAAGAAGGCTTATTCAAGACGCAAGACGTCAAGGCTCAAACGCTGTATACATTCATCCAAAAGATAGCGATTTAACGCTAATTGAAGCAGGTAATAAGACAGGTTCAAGTGAACTCTACAAAACCTTTGCGGAATACTGGGATGGCAAAATGTCTATTCGCATTTTAGGAAACACCCTAACAACAGACGTTGGAAGTTCAGGTACTCAAGCTTTAGGCACTGTTCATAAAGAAGAAGAAGATGAAATGAACACAGATGATAGAGAGTTTATTTTGGACATTCTCAATTATCAAATGAAAGACCTTTTCAATGCACTTGGCTTCAACACTGATGGTGGTGAATTCGTATATGCGAAAAAAGACAAAATAAATGTAGCTCAACAAATCGATATAGTTCAAAAGTGCAGTAATATGGGCTTACCCATCGACGACGATTATTTGTATGACACTTTCGGAATTGAAAAGCCAAAGGATTACAATGCCTTAAAAGAGCAAAAGAATGCAGAAAAAGAAGCATTAAAAGCAGCACTTAATTCTGATAAAGAGGAGAAAGAAAAAGGGAATTCAAACGATAATAAAACTTCATTTAAACAGCGTTTAAATAGTTTTTTTGGAATAGCCCCAACAAAAGGGGCAAAAGCCAATACTATAGACTTCTAGTTGATGAACTCTACTATGGCAAAAAATGTTCTTGCCACACACACTTTGATAACATAGATAGTGGTGTTAAGTTCGATTTAGATGTACTCGACGAGTTCGTGAATGCCATCTATGAAGGTTTCGATGTGGAGAACTCAATAGAACCTACAATGTGGCAGGAGCTTACAAATATAATGAATGAAGCTACAGCTAAAGGCTTATCAAAAGGCGAATTCTCAATTGATCACAATAGAAGTTTTTTGGATGCAGTAAAGCATGCAAATGAAGTCTTTGCAGCCTTTAAGACACACGCAATGGGCAAAAGCATGGCTTCAAAATTACTAGACGACAACGGCAAATTAAAACCATTTGATAAGTGGATGAAAGATATATCTTCTATCTCTTCTCATCATGTCGGATCGTGGTTAAAAACTGAATATAACACAGCTGTTCTTCGAGCTCATAACGCAGCGGATTGGCGTTCGTTTATCGAAAACAAGGACATTATGCCTAACTTGAGATGGATGCCTACTACTTCACCAGACGCAGAAGCTGTGCATCGTGGATATTGGGAGAAGAAATTAACACTTCCTGTCGAGCACCCATTTTGGAACAAACATCATCCAGGCGATAGATGGAACTGTAAATGTTCTCTTGAATCTACAGACGATCCAGCATCGCCAGATGATATTCTTGATGATCTTCCAATTGGACCAGCACAGCGAGGATTAGAAAACAATCCTGGCAAGGATGGTAAAATGTTTAATGATACTCATCCTTATTTTCCAAAGAACTGCAATCAATGTCGTTTTTACAAGAATAGAGGCTTTAAAAATAAAATGAAGACATGGTTTAGCAATCATGAAAAGGATTGCTACAAGTGTGAATTTATAAACGAAAGTCTACCCAATGAAGGTAAAAAATCTATAGAACAATATGATAAGGAAACCTGGGAACATACCTATATTGCAGAGAATGGGTACGTTGTTACCCATAAGGAGCGAATAGTGGAAGCTAATAAAACAAAGAACGAAAAGAAAAAATACGAGAAAGAACTTAATATGTGTAAAATTCTAGCAAATATCGGTCACAGGATAGAGCATTTATCTGACAAAGGAAGAGAAGATAATCTTACTTATGATATTAAATTTGATGGTATTCCTGCTGACTTAAAGCAAATAGATGGTGGACCAAACAACATTGTAAGATATGCAAGAAAGGCTTTAAAAGAACAAGGTGCTAAGGCTGTCATATTTGAGTTACATGGACGTGAAAGAGCCTTCTATGACAAATTAGGTGAAGCAAGAAGAAAATATGAAGGTAAAATACTTTTCTATTTTTCTGATGAGCATGTTCTTAAAGAAATAAAATAAGGTCGCTAATAAACGACCTTGTGGCGGTACATAGCTTTCGCCATGTCCCTATATCTTTCGATACGTTACAAATGTACAAACATTTATACACACTTCCAAATAAAATGCAAGAAAAATGTCAATATCAGCCAAAGAAATTGCTTTTATCATATCAAAATGCCCTGAAGAGATAGCAAAAGCAGCGCAAAACGAGCTACCTCGCAAGGCTGCCATAATTGCAACAAACCACTTTAAAAACAACTTTAGACAGGGTGGTTTCACCAACAACGGCAATCAAAGTTGGGCTACAACTGTTCGGCAAAGGTATGGAAGTCGATATAAACCTTTGACTTCTGGAACTGACACACTTATGCGAAGTTTCTCTTCGCAAGTTTTGCCAGGCACTGTTATTATCAGCAATTCGCAACCATACGCAAACTACCATAATAACGGAGCAACTATAACTGTTACACCCAGAATGAAGAAGTTCTTCTGGGCAAAGGCTTATTCAATTGCAGGACAAAAGAAAGGCAAAGATAAAGACAAAAAAGCAAAGATGAGTTTTGATACGATGCCACCAGAAGCAAAAATGTGGATGAGCCTTGCACTCACAAAAAAGAAGACACTAAAAATCCCACAGCGAAGATTTATAGGTGAGAGCTACGAGCTCAATCAGAAGTTAAGAGAGATGATAGAAAAGAAATTAAACGACTTAAAAGAAAAAGCATATGGAAGAACTAATTATTAATTTGATTGAGGAAATAAACAAGAACATGCCTCAGTTATCTCTGATAGATGAAGATTACGGACAACTTGACGCAATAGACGATGAAAATAAAGATATGTATCCACTTACATATCCAGCTGTACTCATAGACGCTTCAAGTTGTCAGTGGAGCAATTTATCCGACTTAAAGCAAGAAGGAGAGTGTACAGTTATAGTAAAGCTTATCATTGATTGCTATGATGACACGCACAGAAATTCAAAGACAATTGATAGAATTATGCAGCGTGAAGATTTAAGAAAAGCCTTGCATAATACACTGCAAGGCTTTCGTCCAAATAACGATGGCGCACTTGTACGCACATCAAGTAGATATACAACGATAAATCATGGGATAAAGCTATATGAATCTACATACACATGTAGAATTTCAGAAGCTATTCAGCAAAAAAGGAAGGTTCAGAAGTCTTCGATTTCGTTCGACGTGAAGGTCTAAAGCCTTGATAACGGCTATTTTTTATAGTCTTTCCATCAATGGTTACACCCTCCGTAAGCATGCGTTTAATAATTCTTAGCGTTGTTGCTTCGCTTAAAAAGAATTCATCAAAGGCTAGTTTACGGATGGTGTCGTCGAATCGAAGGCGTTGCACTTCGCTCCAGTAGTAATATCGCTCAAACAATTTCTTATCTCGAAGTTCAATGAGCTCTTTATCTCGACCTTTTGCCATAGGTGCAAATATACAAAATCGAATTATAAAACCAAACAATAACATATAGTTTTATCTGCAATAATGAAAAATTGGGTATTACCCAGAGAATACCCAATTTATTTTATCCTTTAAAGCCTATAAACTCCATTAATAAAGCACCAAACGACATACAACTTTATTTTCGATAATGCAAGCTGGGTATTACCCAAAGAATACCCAATTCTTCTATAACAATAAAAAAAGGTGGGTATTACCCAACGAATACCCACCTTTATTTATTTCAATCTTTTAAGACCTATAACCTACAGAATGATGGTTCGATTTTTGTCCAGACACCCTTATCATTCAACAGAAAGAAATAGTAATTAAGTGCTGTCTTTTGAACCACATTACTCTCCTTGAACAATGTCATTATTTCTGCATACTCATTGTCGAACTTATCTTCTAAAGCGTATAGCTTTGATATTGATTTGTAGTCCAAATCACCTGCTTTGTTGCGCTCTAAAAGCGTCATAGCAAGCTGATACATTGGATCAGCAGTGCCTTTATCGGTTTTCTTTGCGTACTCCTCGAGGTATTTCACAAGTCTTTCTGCAGCAATATTTGCACGCTCATCAAATCCTTTTACACTATTCGAAGAAACTTCCAACTTGAAAGAGCCATTCACAAGTGTAAAGTTGCGCTGCTCACTTTTACGAAGTTGTCCATACTCGCTCATAACTTCCTTAAATGATTCACACTCTTTATTTAACCAGTCTTTAAAAAGTGCTACATCTGTTGCTACTGCTAATAGCTTAGATTCAACTTGTAGAAGTAGTTCTTTTCTCAAAGCTTCGTAAGCATTGCGCTTTCCTACACGTTCTTGCTTTTCTTCATTCTGCAACTCTTTTAGTAGTTGCTTCTTTTCCTCTGCAGATAATCCTGCTAACATTGATTTATTTTCCATTTAATTATACTTGTTTTGGTTATTAATATTACTCTTGTTGTTTGCTTTTTCTCTTATGATCACAATTTGAAGTTCTTGCAAGATGTCTTTCTTTCGAGCCTTAAAACCACCCTTTGAAAGAATGCTATATAACTTTTGCCTCACTGCTCCATGCTCCATTATGTTTAAGTACCTGAAGGGCTTTCCTGCAATTCTTTTAGAAAGACAAATGGCATCAACCTTATTCCAGTTTGTTGTGTCAACATTGAACTCTTTTTGCAAGAGCTTTAAAGTTGCGCTGCGCTCTTTTCTTATCTTATCTTTTATCCCTACAATGTCCTCAAGTTGATTTATCAGAGTGAAATACTCACGATCATCAATCTCTCTTAAGCTGGTTGTTCTTCCATCGGTGATGCGTGATATAATAGCTCGCTTATATTCTTCTTGTTCTTCTTTATCTGTGTAGATGTAGCGAAGAAGAAAGTAGAAATACTTGTAATTATTTACTTTTTTCATTCTCTCTAGTTCTCTCTAAATCTAATTACAGCCATTGTCACTTGATTTCTTTTAATCTCGATGGAGTACTCATCCTTATCTTCGCAAATCTCTGCAGTGAGATTGGTTTTTTCGTTCAGAACTGTTCGCTTTTTTATTGCAAGAAGTTCCTCGTTCATTTCAGCGCAGAGAGTAATCCACGTAAAGCTTTCATTGCTTTTAGACGTTATAAAGCGAAAATATTGCTCGAGCAACTTAATCCACTTTGGGTGCTTCTTTCCACACCTTGTTTCAAAATAAAATTTACCTTTCATATTGCGATAATTTATAGTCTACATACACCTGGCGTGCAACAGTTAAAGTATCATTCACGCCATTTTTTAAGCTCTCAACAGGAATCAAAGGCAAGTCGTTGTGGCAAACGTACAAAGTACCATTATATTCAGTAACTTGAATTGCTACTTTTGCATCATTGCAAACTCTATTCTCAAGTTCAATTCTTCTTGTCTTTTTCTCGTTTTCGCAAGTAGTTCTAAACCAACTTGCGATGTTCGTTAAAATATTTTTCATCTTTACTTATTATTTATTTGTTGTTTCCATTCTATTGTCACCACGGCATCTAATACACCAGTTCCTCCACACATCGAGCAAGGCTCTTTCACAGGTTCGTTGTATGAATTGTGAGACCAAAAATAACCATTGCCCTGGCATTTATTACAGAAGTGATTTTCACTTAGCACCTGTTCTTTTGCAACTGTCTTGCAATCTTTATTCAATCTTACAACACCTGCAGTGCTTATTGGATTAGAATTTCCAGGATAACTAGGTGTTGTTAAATTAATTACTTCACTTACTTTACTCATCGTTGTTGGTACTTTTAAATTTCAAATATTCCATCACACTCTAAAGTTTTTACTGATATATATATACGAACTTTGGAATTTTCTTGGATATTCAAACCTTGCCTTAATTCTTTGTTGGTTCTCAGATTTTCTTTACAAATACTCCTAAAGCTTTCTATCACTTCTTTTAGTAGTTGTTTATCACCATCTTCATTAATTACTCCTGTGGTTTTACTTACTTTAAAAGTTTTGCCATTTGTCCTAACGCTTATAGTTGCTTTAAACCTACATAGCAAAGGCTTTGGTTGTTCTTCATTCTTCATTATCTATCTCGTTTTTCTTTTCAACTGCAATTTTATTTCCATATCGGATTGCTCCTTCGTCCCATACCACAAATCCGCCACCTCCAGCTGTTTCTTTTTCACGTCCAGAGCAAAGAGCCATAAATCCAGATACCCTAATTTTCACGCCTGCAGCATATCTCAAACGTACCGCATCTGCACCCATTGGACGGCTTTTGTATTCTTGCGAAATGAAAATAAAGCTTTTCTTATTAAATGTTTCTATTAGTTCCATTGCATCTTGATAGGTCCAGTTTGCCATCTGAAAACTATCTATAATAACAAATCGAGGACTCTTGCGTTTTGCTAATCGACTTTTTAAAGCCTCGATATTAGGATTCACAATTACAAAGAACTGCTCTTTCACGTCTTCCATGTTGAACATCTTTGTTCTTCGTTGAAACGATTGTCTTATCCCTTCTTCTGCGCTTACATAAAGAACTTTTCCATATTCGCAAAGCTTTTTTGCAAGTCTCATTACAAAAGAACTTTTTCCTTGTGCTGATGCTCCAGAAATAAACCATGTCTCGTTAATAGCAGGACAACCAAAAGCCTCTTTCCATTGTCCATCCCAATTTATAGTCTTGTATTTACGCTGTGATATATCGTTTAAACTGTATAGTCTGGTTTGCTTTCTCATCTTTTTTCACCTCCAGCTTTTAAGCGTTCAATGAACTTATCTGCAGCCTTTTCGCTAAATTTCAAAGCTCTCTCTATAAATTCATCTGCAACCTCATCTTTTTTTACTACCATTCTTACAATGGTGTTTGTATAAATATCTTGCATCACTTCATACTTGCGCTGCTCATAATCAATGTGCTTTGTTTTATTCATTTCTGCAAGTTCTGCGTGAATGCCTTTTAAGGCTGCTTCCATTTCCATCTCAAATATTTTCATCCCATTTACTTTTAAATAGTTCTCAATTTCTCAATTTCTGTATAAACACGCCTTAAGCCTCCTTGTGTCTTCAACACTATTGCTTTCACGTCTGTTCCTTCAGGTGCGTTTAACTTCGCTACAATGTGTGCTTGTTCTCTCAAAAACTTCTCTCTTTCTTTTCCATCGTCTGGTGTCACTTTGGAATATCTATCTCCATAGCGTGAAAGCATTTCTGTATAACCTACCTTCTTGCATTCTATAGAGCGGTTTATCTTCTCTTTTAATCCGTCCGCACCCATCATATACCAAGCGCAACAACGTTCAGTTGCGTTCCACAAAGCTTTAAGTTCTAGGAAGGCTTCGTACTGCAAATCTCCTGCTTCATCTAAAATAATCAGAGGTTGATCAATACTGCGAAGATAGAAGACAAGATCATCGTAAACATCGCTGTATCGTCCATTGCTATTCACACCAAACTCTTTAGCTATCTTTCTAATTAGTTTTAGCTTTGTTTTTACTTGAGAGCAGTCGACATACACTGCATTCTTATGGCTTGAAGCGTATAGGCGAGCTGTAAATGTCTTTCCAATGTTTGGAATATCGCAAAGGATGCCACTTGTACAAGAGTTCTGTGAGAACTCTAGTTGTGCCATTATATAAAGATATGTAGGTGTTTTAGCTGCTTTCCATTCAATCTTTGAGCGCAATTCTACATCTAATCTTCTTGCAATGGCAATCCAACTAGCATCACTCAAAACTTTGTCTGTTTGTCCATTTTTCACTGCGCTATACACAGCGGTGTTAATACCTAGTGCTGCTGCGTGCTTTGCGTCACTTGGATAATTTTCACGATTAGCTTTAATAGCTTCGATAATTCGTATTTTTATATCGTTTGTAATCATTTTAAATAGAGTTTAAATGTTATTTGAACGTTGTTTAATGGTCTTCTAATCCTTTTTTTGCATAGTCTTGTGCCCAAGAACTGCCCAAGTAAGTATTGTAGTCATCATCATTGGGGATTGGCGTTTCTACTTCGAGGTCTTCCACATCTTCCACATAGCTATCTCTTTCTTTCAATACTCCTACATGATTAATAGCGTTATTCTTTAGATAGTTATTAAAAGAAGCAATCTTCTTTTGCTGTTTCAAGAATATAGCTTTATCCTCTTCTGTTTGCTCTGCATCTGCAGTGTTGAATGTTCCTAAATTTTCTAGTTTATCAACCAACATGTCATTTTGATAAATGAACACTTCATTATATTTACCTTCTTCATCTGGAATGTAATAAGCATCCACCTTCATGTTGTTTGGAGCAAGTTTTTCAAGAACGCTTGTGTCGCTGAGCCACCAATCTTGATGATCAACTCTGCAATAGCTGTTTCGTCTGATGCTAGTTTCCACTTTTTCACCAATATATCTTGCTAAAACGGCTTTATTAATTGGTTGAAGTGTAGGGTTGATGTTTGCCTCAAACACTTGCCAACGTGTCATACCTTTATACTTCTTTTGGTTTGGATGTAATGAGTTATTCCATTCCATTACGTCGCAGGCATCCTCTAATATCAATTGCTCCCAAGTGTAATATTCTTTATCCTCGTATGAGTCATTACTTGCATCGCTTATCTTCTTGCTTTCTGTACGCCATTTGCCTTTTCCATAAAAGCGTCCAATACCTAAGTGGTTGCGGTGTTCAACTGCTTTCTTCTTTCCACCATTCATTGGCTCTGCATACTTTTCTTGCGAGTTTTGAGGAGCACAGAAGCGCACGAATGGGAACATAACATCGGCTTTTAGGAAGTTGTCTTTCCACTGTGTCATCAAGTGATTTTCAACTTCAACTTGCGCAGGAGTACCCCAGCCGTGTCTATCTAACAGTCTAAACATACTTCTAAAGCACTCTATTACGATGTCAGTTGTTTTATAGCGATTGTAAGCAAATCCAACTACACATTGACTTGCAACGTCATAAGCGTAATATGCTTTTGGTCTAAGTTTTGTGTCTTTTAGCTTACGTGGTAAATCTCTATCGTCAAAGCTGACTTTTGAAAGTGAGAACTCTGGAGCATGACGATGTACGTGTGGTGCATTTTCATGCATAAAAGATGTCCAGCTCTTCAATTTGTGTTCGATTAAAACCTTATTATTAGGTTTGTTCATGTAAAAGTTTATGGTTGCTTCGCTCAATTTCTTAGGTTCGCCTTTTTTGTCGACAAATTCATCTGGGTTAAACATTTCACCTGTAGAGGGGTCGAAAGCTTCAATTTCACCACAAACGAAAGAAATATACATGTCGTGAACTTGCTTTGCAAAGGGTTGATTGCCCTGTATAGCTAAACCAAGAATCAATTGCTCTGTTTTGTAGTCAACTCGTCTGGTATTTTGGTTACCAAATTTGCCACTTATCAAACATTTATAGCCTTGCTTCTTAAATTCATTCACTTTCTTTCGAAAGCGAATAACACTTGAAGGCAGCGTGTGGTTAAATTCCTTTTTTATCAAATCAAGGCATTGTGTCATCATCTCCCAGTCGTATCTTTCACCCATCACCTGGTGCTGTGCTTTTGCATTGTTATAAAGTGATATTGCACATTGAATCACACTTGCATTGTTGGTGTATTCTAAAATGTGCTTTTGTGAAAGCTTTGCGCCACATAACTCCTCGTCTGAATAGAAATTGTAAGCGTTTCTATCATAGATATAGTTATCTTTTATCCACTTCACAAGGCGTGTTATTTCGATATTTGGATACCACTCTCTAACAGCTTCTTTCATGTCAGATGGAAGACTATCAACAGCGACTAAAGCGTAGTTTCCTAGTCCTTTTCCTTGGCGTACAACACAAAACTTTTTTCGTGCAGCCATCTGTTTATAATTTGGCTCACTTAACAATCCACGCTCAATTAATTCTTTTGAAGGGATGCAAAGTTTATCGTTGTAATATTCAATCATTATTATAATCTTTGGACGTTAGTATAATCTCTTAAATGTGGGCGAATTTCATCTTGAAGCTTTTCCAATTCTGCTATAAGTGGGGTTTCTATTTCTTTTATCAGTTTGCCTTGTTTGTAAAGTCTTGCTTTATCTCCACTTATACGTATCTCTCTATCTGCAGGAAATACTTGCACAATTGTTTTGTCGTGAAAGTGAAGAGTTTCCATCTCCACGCAATCGCCATTCATGATAACTCCACCATGTCTTAAGGCGTCTTCTCTAATTCGCTTTGCTGTATCTGTAAATCCACGACCTTTATCGCTTGAATATGTCAATGCGTTATACACTGTGCGAGCGTTAACTTTATAAACACGCACCAAACGCTCTCTTTCAGTATCTGATACTACTATATATCTTTTCATTTTTTTTTGTATTTTTGTAGTGAATAATAAATTATATAATTATGAATTTAGAAGTTATTTTATTAAAGGCTCAATTAGAAGCTTTAAGGAATTATTATGTTTCATCGTTAGCTACACTTTTCTCGCACGATGAAGAGAAAAACGACAAGGTTTGGCTTGCAAAGTTTTTTCTTTGGCGTTTCGAACGAGAAAATCTTTCTTCATTAGACACGCCACACGAGCTTGATTCTCCTGAGAAAGAAGTGATAAATCGCCGATGCTTTCAATTAGAAGTGTTGATGGATGTCGCTTATATCCAGGGAGACCTTGGAGGATACGATGTAACTCGTGTAATTTTTCCACATCACGTTGTGAGAGCAAATGATGTTTTTGAGAAATCTGATGGTTCTGAAGAATCCATGATTTCAATAATTGACAAATTGTACAAATAATTCTTTTCATTTTTTCTTAGTTTTATTATTGGGGGCTATTTTCAAGCCCCCTTTTTGTTATTAAAAATTATTTCTATTATATTTATAATGTGTAATTCAATATTTTTCACTATATTTGGGGCGTGTTGTATATTGAACACGATGCAAAGATAATACGCATTTGCGAATAAACAAAATTTTTACACAACAAAATTCGCATTTGCGCATAAAAATATTCAAATATGAGTATAAATAAACGAATACAGACCATTATTGATGTACAATTTGGTTCTAATAAGAAAGCATTTGCAGCCGCTGTAGGAATAAGCCCTACTGTTGTTCAAAATCTTGTAGGAAAGCGACTGGGAAAGCCTTCATATGATGTTGTTGAAAAAATATGCGCAAATGCGAATATTTCCGCAGACTGGCTCTTTACAGGAGAAGGACATATGACAAAAGATAAATATGAAGATTTGTCAAATATTAAAATTACCCAACTACATAACCCAAAGTATGCTGAAAAAAAAGAGGATAGACAAGAAATTCCATTATACAACTTCGAAGCAACTGCAGGGTTAAAAGAAATCCTCGATGATCCTGAGGAATATATCGTTGATACTATAAGAATTCCTGATATGCCCAAATGTGATGGTGCTATAAAGATAAAAGGAGATTCAATGCTCCCAAAATTAGAACCAGGAGATACCATTATGTATAAGGAAATGCCTTTAAGCCTACAAGATTTAATATATGGTGCAATTTATTTAATTTCCTATGAGATAGACGGAGAATATTATGTCGTAGTGAAGTATATAAAGAAATCTGAAAAAGGTGAGCCATTTATAAGACTAGTATCTGCTAATAAGGAATATGCGCCTATAGATATAGAGTTTGGGAAAATCAATGCTTTAGCCTTAGTTAAAGGCTCTATAAATATCACTTCAATGAATTAACGAAGCGTTTGCTTTGTTCTTTGAAAGACGCATTGCCCCCATAAAAAGTACCTCTAAAATAGGCTAAAATACACGTAACTTATTGGTAATCAAATATAGAAAACTTTTTGAAAGGTTGTAAAAAGGGGGTATTATACCCCAATGAAAAAAGGCTTTTTTTACTTCTATCTTCAAAAAGGGGTATTTATACCCCCCCCTATTAGGGGGTATTTTACAGAGTTTTGTAACCCTAAACTTTTATTTTTGTAACCCTAAACTGTAACCCTAACTGTAACCCTAACTGTAACCCTAACTGCATTTTTAGCCCAAAAACCAACAAAAAAAAGGCAGCAAAATGCCACCTTTCTTCGAACTGCGTTTAAATACGCTTTTAATTGCGTTTTAAGCCCTTTTTATTCACTCTGTGCTACTTCCTTTTCTCTTGCACGTAATAAGCCTATTTTGCTGAATTATAGCACGTTTGCTCACTACTGTGCCTCCTCCAGATAAGCCAGCATGGAGCAAATAATTCTTTGTAAAACCTATCTGTTGCGGTGTAAATACCTCAAATACGGCACTAATGCTCCCAAAGTACCAATCTTTGCGCTTTACACCGTCTAATCCTACTATCAAATGTACATGTATTACCTTTGTCATATTTAGAATGTTTTTATACTGCAAATATACCAAATAATGTGTACATAGAAGAAATCACGAATATTTATTTTACGAAAAGAGCAAAAAAAAGAGGGTAAAACACCCTCGAAAACGCCTATTATTGAAGCCTGTTCTGGTCCTGTGTTACATTTATGTTTCAAATCCTGAAGTTATTAAAGCGTGTCTGTACTATAAATGTTACATAAATGTTACAAGATTTTACCCGTCGTTTTTTTGGCTCGAAGTTATAAAATACGTCTAACTTATTGATAATTAAGGCTCTATATTTATTTTATTGAAGATTTATAAAGTTACGCATTGTTCTGGGGGTGGTAGAAGATGAGTTTGTGAGCTGTTCTGACCTTTTTGAACAGCATTATACCAACTCTATCAGCTTTCATGGAGGTCATCGAC